GCACCATGGCGGCGGGACCGCCAGCCTTGCCGGCCATGACATTCATGCCGGCATTCAGGGCCGCAAAGCCGTTGACCGTCAGATTCTTCTCGACGGTCAGATTGCCGGTGCAAATCGTATCCTCGGCATTCGATGTAACGGTGCCAGGCACAGCGGAGACGCTGGTACCGCCCGGCAGGGTCGCGGTTAAGGCATGTGCCACGCTGTCGTATTGGATCACTGCACCGTCTTTGTAGCGCGTGGTGTGATGTGCTGGATTGTTTGACGGTGGCTGGAATTGGTCGGAATACAACGCCGGCAGAATCACGGCGTTATCGAAATTTCCCTCCGGCGACAACAGAATCACCTGCTCGCCAAAGGATGGCGGCCACCAAGTCTGCGCATCGCCCGCGCGATGGACTGCCCATGGCCGCCAGGTGGGCGTATTCTTGCCGACCTGAACCCGCACCAGCTTTGCATCGTAATCGATATCGACAACAGAGCCGACCCGAATCATGTTCAGGATTAAGCGCAGCAGTTCGGAAAGATCAGTGGAGAGGTCGGCGGTCATGCATTGCATGTTGCCGTGTTGCCGCCGCTAGTGCATCAAGCAGAGGGTTGATAAGCTGCTTATCAACTCTGTCGATATTTCACTGTACGCGTGCGCGTGAGAAAGTGCAGACTTAGACGCGGCGACGCGGTCGGTGCGATAACACCGACCACGCCACCGTACCGGCAGAGTGAGCTGCAAGTTTGGCCCAGGGCCGCGCCACCTGATCAGGCGACCCGAAGGCTATCACATTTGTAATCGCTACGATATGTCGGAAATCCGCTGCGGGAGTTGCTCCCGAAAACTTGGCGAGGGTGAATACATCACCCTGGTCATTAAATGCCCACGTTGCGGCACATTAAATCACCTGAGAGCCACGCGCCCCATATCCGCATGCCATCGAGCATCTGACCATGGAAAATCACGTGCAAGTAAATCCGATCATTCCCTGGCTGGGAGGCAAACGCCGCCTGGCTGACAAACTCATCCCTTTGTTTCCGCCGCATGAATGCTACGTCGAGGTGTTCTGCGGCGGTGCTGCGCTGTATTTCCTGCGACCGATACCGGCGCACACCGAAGTCATCAACGACATTAATGGCGACCTGGTCAACCTGTATCGGGTTGTGCAGCACCACATGGAGGAATTCGTGCGGCAGTTCAAGTGGGCGATCAGCAGCCGGCAAATCTTCAAATGGCAGCAAGCCGTAAATTCGGAGACATTGACTGACATCCAGCGCGCCGCCCGCTTCTATTATCTGCAGCAACACGCATTCAGCGGCAAGGTCGTCAGCCAGCACTTCGGCACCGCAACCACGGGACCAGCGATCAATCTATGCCGGATTGAAGAAAATCTTAGTGCCGCGCATTTGCGTCTGGCTGGCACCTATGTGGAAAACCTGCCCTGGTTGGAATGCGTGAAGCGTTATGACCGGCCCCACTCATTCTTTTATCTTGATCCGCCGTACTGGCAGACCGAAGGTTACGGCGTGGATTTTGGGTTCGAACAATACGAACAGATGGCCGAATTCATGCGGACCTGCAAAGGCAAGGTGATGGTGTCGATCAATGACCACCCAGATATCCGCAGGGCGTTCGGCGGTTTTACGATGATGGGGCTAGACATTAAATACAGCATCGGGAGCACCCATGGTCAGCCAGGCGTTAGCAAAGAACTGGTGATTACCAATTGGGATGCGGATGTGGTGACGCAGCTTTTCTGACGACTGTTAGCGTATCAGAGCTGACCAAAATGAGGTAACAAGGAAGCCCGAGCCAACGCTTGATCGTTCGCACCAAAACCAAGCGAAGGTCGGGCCAAATAGTGATATTCCGGCCATTTTTTGAAACCTTGTGGTGCATCCCTCCTGACGTACCTACGCGACCCACGCCAACAGTAGCACCAAGACGGTATCCGGTGAGTTATTGTTCAATCTTACTGATCCGAAAAATGACGTAATTATATGGAATCGGCGTCTTTTTGCCGTCCGCCGATAGAATTTGACCGGACTCTGGATAGAATTTCCATTCGTTCCAGTTCCAATTTTGGTTTTCGGTTTGAATAGAGATGTAAGAGCCTTGACTTAACTTTGGAGATGTGACGCCGGTTGAAAAGTCTAATCCGAGATCGATATTTTGGACGGGCTGATTTTCATTGCGCTTGCCGATTGTCTCAAATAAGCCTGTCGCGAATTTAGTGACCACCGGTGTAAGGGGATTTGTGGAATTTATAAGCGATAGTCCATTTTTGAACGTATCACTGTCCATGAAGGACAGCAACTTCTCGTCGTCAACATTTGAGACATTCACTGTACGTGCGCGCATGCGAAGCCCTTCTTTGCCGAGCTTCAAACCAATAAAAATGGGATATCCGGCTGCGCCGGCGGCCTCGCCCTGCTGGGCTGGGTAGATTTGACTGAAATGAACGTCTTCGGACGCACCAGCTGCTTGGTGCTGACCGGAGAAGTCAAATAAAATGTTGTGCATACCTTTTCCAGGATAACAAAATACACGAAGTCGATCTAACGTGATTTTTATCGACTGGTCTTTGAGCGAAAAATCTGGAGCGATATTCAATGCGCTGACCACTTCGCGCGGTTCAGTCAAAACGACAGATGATGGAGCGACGAAACCTAGAACTTCGTTACTGTGCTTCCAACAATCAATTTTTTTGTCCGCAAATAGAAAACTCTTGAGGTCAAGATTCGGGTTGGTTTTAGCTACAGCTCTCAGTTCCGCGGCCGATTTTAATTCGCCGATAGCCTCCAGCTTAGCGGCCGCTTCCAAAGGCTTCATTGCGGACAAAGTTTTGATTTCTTGGGCTGAAACAGTTACTGAAGCCAGCACTGAGATCATGGAGAGGAAGAAGTTTGCGGCGAGTTTCATAGCACATCCTTTAAAAAAACTGCCAAGTGCAACCTGGCAAGAATTATCCAAAAGAAAAGCGGCAACGAAAATATACTTTTTTGCAATTATTGATTGTAGGCAAAACTCAAAGTCATGTATACGCCAATATAAAATTCTTTTAGCCGTGTAGCTTGAGAAACAGCAAAGCTTACCGTCTTGGGGTACTGTGTTGCGCGCGGAAGTCACTTGTCAAATGGCAGAAGCGTCGTTGCTTGGAGTTTAAAGTTGGCGAAATAGCATCATTCGGCCGGTGACAAGTGCGCAACGGCTGCCCACCTTTGTTCGATTGCCGCTTCCCCACCAGTTTTAGGCGCAACCTCATCGAACACTCACTTCCAGTTCAAATATGACCTGCTACACTTTAATTCTCAAAAACCTCAAGGTGACGAAGCAAAGAATCGCGTATCAATGTCTGATCGGCTCCGCTGAATCCAAGCAAGGGGCGCGCTGGATATTGATATTCCGGCCCTTTTTTTGACACGCGATCTTTTAACCCGTCCTGGTGCACTCGCGCGATGCTAGCGACCCGCCCAAAGAATCCGACCGATATCTGGTTTTCGTCTTGTTGTGTCTTCAGATTTTTGATCGTCCGCAGCTTCTGAAACATCGTTGCCTTTTGACGCCTAATTCTGCCCTTCTTCCCACGCAGATCCCTGCGCTTTTTGCGCGCCGTGTACATGGCACCATCTGGCGCGTGCTGACTGGCGATGCGTTGCGCCTGGCTGCGCCGCAAATCCTGGGCGACCTTGCGATTTAACGCACGGCGTTGCGCCGGCTGCAGCCTGGCCAGCAGACCACCGACCCACATCTCAACGGCGCGTAGATTTTCCGTCATTGTGGATCCTTTGGCGTATGCCATTCAGCAATCAGCGAATCCCCTGCATACAGCGTCCAGAAATCGTCGGTGTATTCCGGTGTCGGCAAAGGTTCGGCCAGGTGCAGCACGTCGAGCCGGCCGGCAGCGCCACGCTTGACCACAACGCGCTCGGTCAGATCCAGCTTAATCGACAGATCGACGGTCTCATGATTATTGAAATCGATCTCAAAACTGAAGCCGGTCTTGCGCAGTTCCTGGTTACCCAGCAAATCAGGCTGATGCACCGCTATCCAGGCCAGCAGCGGCACCATGATGGCGTCGGCGTCCCCTGGGTAGTCGGTAATGATCACGTTGAGCTTATAGCGATACTCGAACGACAGGGAGCCGGTGCCGACAGCGACAACATGCCCTTCGTCGCCGAACACCAGAAAATTTTCTGGATCCCGCCTCAAGTCCGGATTCGCCGCGCCCAGGTGCGCTCTAAGGCTTGGTGGCTTGTACACGACCGGACTCCTGCTGGCAGTTGTAAATCATGTCAATCTGAGCGGCGCAGACCGCCCATGCCGCTTCGGTACGCTCCAGAGCAAGATTGAGCGCGCCGTTAGTCTTCGGCGCGGCCGCCGGCAGGCTGCAGCGCGTCACCGACGGACATTCGTTGACGGTAATCGTCTGCCCCGGTGATGGCCGCGTGGTCGCGCATCCTGGCAATAGCATCAGGCAAAGGAGTATCGGCCCAGCTGCGTATCGTTGCATTTTCATGTTGAAGGCTTTCAATCAGATTTTCCCGTTCGGTGAGCGTGACGGCGATGTTGTCGCGGTCATCCTGCAACTTGATCGCCGCCCTCCTATTCTTGTCCGCTACAGTCGTCAGCGTCTTGATGATGCCGTCCCGATCACGCGTGGCTTGCTCGGCACGTTCGATCCGTTCCTGCGCTTCTTTCAAGCTGTTGTGTTGCACATAGATCACCAGGCCCAGCGCGCCGACGAATAGGGCCGATATCAGGCTCTTGACGATCAGCTCCATAACCCTACCCGCGTTCCCTTGCTGTCAATGGTCAGCACCTGGCGGCGTGGCTTTATCCCTTCGGCAGCGATGCCCAGATGAACCCAGATCGCGGATCCGGAACGCTCGTAGATCAGCTGGTCGAATTGCAGGTAAGACTTCTCGATTTTTTGGCAGATCGCCATCGGCGTGCCGAACGCCGGGGCGGTAAAGTCATTCGCCAAGCCATCCAGGTGCGCGCTGTTGCCAGCACCACCCACGGCACGGTTGAGCGCCGGGCAGCGATAGCCGCTGGAAATCACCATGGCGGCACCGCCCAACTCAAGCCGCACCAGCTCGTTAAAGCGGGCCAGGCGTCGCAGGTTCGCCACAACAGCCGGCGCGGGCGTATTCACTATGCCCAGGATCCGCGCCTTGTCACTGCCCGTAAATTCTTCCAGCGTGAAATGTTCGGTGATTGCAGTCATAAATTCCCTCTGATGATGTTGGCGACGTTGCCCTGGGCGCGATAGACCAAGACGCACAGGGTAAAAGCGATGCCGGCTTGGCCGAATGAGGTATGGGCCATGCCGAGCAGGATCTCCAGGGCGCACGTGCCGGTAAAGACGATCAGCAGCCAGGCCACCAGCGATATGTGGATCCGGTAGTTGGCATAGCCGCGCCGATAGCACAGCAACTGCATGCAGGTAATGGCGTAGCTCAGGACGGCGATGAAGGTCAGCAGCTTATTCATTGCGGCCCCCTTTACGGATCCAGTCGGGCAGTTCGATCGTCTTGATCAGATCGATGCCGTGCAAGGTCAGCGCGATGACGCCGGCTGACGCAAAGAAGGCGGCGACGCCGGATTGTTTGAGCGGGCTATGGTTGATGACCTCGGGCGCGGCCAGGTAGCCGACCGCTAGTGAAATGACCATATAGGCCAGTCGCTGCATGACCGCCAAATTCTTGCTGGAAATCGCCACCAGCGCAGCGCCGGCAAACGCGCCAATCAGCGCGTTGCCATCGATGCCAGGGAACAGCGACGACAGGCCAATGCCGGCGGCGGTGGTGACGAGAAGCGTAGCGGTGCTGGGTTCTGCCATAGTAGGTTCTCGCGGTTAGTCCCAGAGCTGGACGATCTGGGCGGTTTTGGTGGTGGTGACTGTGGGATCTGGCAACGTGACCAGACGGCCATGCGGTAGATACGGCCCGCAATCGGCCAGCCCTGGATTCAATTCAAGCGCCGTTTCAACGACATTGGCGGTAGCGCCAAGATGTCGCCAGCACAACAGATCTAGCGTGTCATATTGCTGCGCGCGTACTTGCATCAGATCAGCTCAACGGTCATGTGCGGCCGGCCAATGATGTTGGCGATGGCCCAATGGGCATTACGGCGTTGATCGCTAGGCGCAGTATCAAGCCACTCCATCATTTTTTTATCGCTCAGCGACGATGCGGTGCTGTCGATGTCACGGTAGCGCTCGATCATGTCCGCCTTGGCCGTGCTGTAGACGGCGCGCCGATAGTGCGCAATCAGCACGCTTTCGCGGTCGATGTGATCGGCCGGCACGGCGGCCAGCGTTGTATAGCCGGCGGCGATCTGGTCGCGTTTCCAGTCTGCCAGCTCCTGGTTGACATGCATGATGGCGGCAACCACGGCTTGCCGCAAACGTGGATCCGTGACCGTGCCATCCAGGCGCATCGCATCGCGCATGAGCGGCAAATTGATATCGATATACCAGCCATCGTTTTCAACCACAGTCGCGCTCGATGGTGGGTTGCTATTGGGTGTCGACGGTTCGACGGCAATAAAGCTCATAGTGGGGCTCTTCAAAAAACGGCGGTGGGCGGGCTTCACGCTGGACAATCAAGTCATAGCTCAGCCCGCGCCGCCGTGCGCCAGGGGGTGCTCGTTTATCCTTGCGCCGCTTTACCTAAGCGACGTTCAAGGCGTTCAATGTCTTTTTTCACGCCCACGCCGTCGAACAGCTCGATGGCGCGTTTCAGATGGGTCAGTGCGGCTTTTGCAGTCGCCACCAGCGACGGCGCAAAATCGCCCTTGTCGTCGCCGTCATTCGCCAATGCCAGGTGCGCCAGGCCAAGCGCCTTAAACAGCTTGGCGCAGGCCTGGTCGGGGGTGTCGCACTCCTTGGTCAGATCGGCAACCGCAGTCAGGATCCGCACGGCTTGCTCCGCATCCTGTCCAAGCGGGCCGCTGAGATACGCGCCGGCAAATTCGTCCAGCAACATCGTCGGGATATCGCGGTCGTATTGGTCCGGCAAGGTCATCTTGTGTCCGACTGCGTAGCGGGCAATCGTGACGGCGCGTTCGTACTCGCCCACGTCGATATGCCACACCAGGAGCGTGGTCAGCACATCGTCCTGGCCCCCCTTCCCCGCCGCCAGCACGCCGTCGATCCAGGCCTGGTAATTCGGCAGCAGCTTGGCCTTCAAGGCGATCTTGCTTTTGATCGACTGGATCGCTTTCAGGCGACGCCGGTCCTCGGCCAATTGGTACAACTGGAGCTCGTAGTGCGATCCAGTCGTCGGGCCGCCTGGCTCGGTATTGGCGCTGGTTTGCGCCGCCAGGACGCGGGCCTGGTGGCGCAAGGCTGGGGATAGGTGGCTCATGACGTTACGGCACCAGCTCGATGTTTTCCAACAAGGCACCGAGGCCGAAGTCTTCGACCACATACGCATCATTGGACGATTCGTAGTTTTCGATGCGGTCACGCTTGGCTTCGTCGACCATGCGGCGACGGCGCGCGCCATCCTGGAAATACACGGACAGATTGTCGAAACGGGTAATCA